CGCTCTACCATTTATAGCCATAGGAGTTGGAATAGCATTATTGGTAGCAGCTCTATTATTCTTGGGAGTATGGATATACAGTCAAAAAGACGTAATAAAAGAAAAATGGGAAGTGGTCAAAGAGAAATTTAATGCCGGTTGGGATAGAATAGTTGATGCCGCTAAAATGATTGGAAATTGGTTCTCTGATAAATCTACAAGTATAAAACTTACTATACAACATATGATTGCAGTTATTACTGATGGTATTGCAAGTATTGTGAACGGCTTAATTGATGGAATGAAAGAAAAATTCCCAAGATTAGCAAAGTATTTTAATATAGATCAATATAAAATGGAAGGTGGTGCTGTAGCTGCCGTAGCAAAAAAGAGAGAAGACTTTGAAGCAATGAAACGAAATAGAGATTTGGAATCAGGTAGAACTGGTGTTGATGATGCAGAAGCTGATGGTTGGTCTTGGTCTAAATTTCCTTTTGGAAATGAATCAAACTTTAGTAATCAAACAAACGTCACCAACAAACAAACTTATGTTCATGGAAAAACTACACCAGATGATTTTGTAGCTACTGGATTAGTAACCGCTCAATATTAAATGAAGTTGTAGAACTAGCCCCAGTCACCCGCCGTTACTACGATACCACCTGCCGCTCTGATACCTTTCCGCTTTGAATTTAAAGAATCCCCATTCTTTAAAAGTCCCACTCACTAAGTCTAAGTGAGTACATAGAGGCCGACACGATGCCTCTTACCCTTTATTAGGTATTAGTATTTATAACTTATGTTTGACTACTTACGCGTCTTGTGCAAGTTTTTCAAAGTAAGATAAAGAATTATCTTCCTGTTTTCCAGAAGTTGATGTTACATCAACATCACTCCAAGGTTGTTCATCAGCTGTTGCTACATTACCTGCTGAATTATCATCAGCAATTGATTCTGCAGTAGCTGTTGAAACAGTACCAGTTATACCTAAAGCTCTATCCAATTTAACTTTCAAATCGTCATAAGATTTGAATTGATCAGGAGCAATTACTTCTGCTAGAGAATGTTGCTTGTTATAGATGGACTCAAGTTCAGAATCGTCTTCCGACAATGGAGCCGAAGCTGCAAATTCTGATTTATCATAATTCCAATAGCCATCTACTTTTCTAACTTTAAGTTTAAAGTTAGCACCTTCCCATAGATCAAATGGATTGAGAGGTTTTTCATCTTCGAATTGAGGTTGCATAGCATCCTTAATCTTTTCAAAGATTTTTTTACCGAAACGATAAAGCATTACTTTACCTTCAAGCTCAGGATGTTTTGGATCAGAAACAACTAGAATATTAGATACATAGTGTAATCTACGTTTCTGTTTTCTAGCTTGATCCTTTTGGACATCATCACCTGAGTTCCATAATTGAGTATTATACTCACTTACTGGACATGCTTTACCTAAAGTTGTTAAAGACTTATCAATAAACCACCCACCTGGACCTTGAAAACCATGATCCCAATATTGGACCCATGGAAGTTCTTCTCCATTAGCAGCTGGTAAAAAACGAAGCACTGCATAACCATTACCAGATTTATCTAATTCTGGTTTCCAGTATCTATCGTCTGAGAAGCTTTTTGTTGATTCAGAGTCTTTTTCTAACGCGCTCTGTAGTTTGTCGAATCCGCCTCGACTACGTTTTAATTCATTGAATGACATTTTATCTCCTTGTTTTCAATTTTATTATTTTATTATTTTATTTAAAACTATCGTATGTTAGTGGAAAACTTTTCCCACTCTTATATATAGTATACTCGATTTTTTCAAATCTGTCAAGCACTTTCTTTATCTGTGCTTCTTGAGTTCCTATTAAACTGTTTGGATCTTCTGATCCTACTCTTAATCTTTTTGTTTCTTTTGTATTATCGTATGCATTAGTTCCTGCATAGATATTCTGATAAGTATCAGCTTTGAAGTTCCATATAGAATCAAACCCTATAAGACCTACTTCATCAAACCCCATTATAGAAGCTTGAGCCATTGCATTAGAACCACAAAAGAAATTAACACTAAATCCAGGATCATCTTCTGTACCTTTCATGTTTGTTATCTGCCAATCAGGGTCAACACCCAATACATGAATTTGTAAATCTTCTGCTGGGTCTTCTGACAATCCGAATATCTGTATATGTTCATGATTGTCTATATCAGATTCTTCTATTCTATAATCTTGTTCTATGAATGGTTGTAATAATGTATCTTTAAATTCTTTTGGAATAGGATCCCAATCTGGAAATATACACTTATTGTCTTTTGGATATCCCGTCTTACAAATCTCTTTAATGATAGTAGCATCACCAGACAACAAATAGTCAGGAGCAAAATCTCTATATAATGCATTACAACCAAATGTTGTTCCGTCTAATTTATCTAATGCTATTTGTTTTCTAGAAGGACCGTTTCCAATTATGTACGCTATAGCCATATGCCTTGTAATACTGTTTGTAATTTTCTTTGTTCTAATTCTAAGAATGGTGCTAAGTTATCTAATCTCTTTCTTGTTTTCGGCCAGATAAATTTCTCATTCATCATAGTATCATAATCATTAAAGATACCAAATATTCTATCTGCAGCTACTAATGTTTCAGCAGCTATTCTACCACCTAAATATTCTCTTAGTATATTAGAATGTTGTCCGTCTTTAATGCCTATACAAAAATCTATATGTTTGTATTTGTCAAATAAGTATCTCATTTCTTCTGTAATAAGATATGTAAGTTTCTGTTTTCTTTTCTTAAACTCTATATAATTCTTTTCACATTCCATTTCTAATAAATCACGAACATAGTATTTCTGCATTGATAAGTTGGCTACATAAAAATCTTGTAATTCACCATTATACTTTCGAGCTAATTTATGAAAATGATATCTGTCTTTTCGATTCATAAAAGATTCTAACTTTGCAGACACCTTACCATTGTACTTAAAGTAATCATAACTTTCCGTATGGAAATGATTATTGATTGCTAAGTATAAACAGTATGCGTCGTATCCTTCTCTACTTGTCTTTGTCATTTTAATACCATCTATTCCTTGATGAAAGCTGATCAGCTTGCCATCTAATTTGTTCTTTACGAATTGCTTCTTTCTTTTTTCTTTGTCTTTTCTGAGCTGGCTTTTCGTAATATTCTCTTTTCTTAACTTCTTGAATAGTACCTGCACGTTCAACTTTCTTTTTAAACTTTCGTAACATTTGATCAAAAGTTAATGGTCTGGGTTTTCTTTTCTTTTTATTAAAGTGTTTTCTTTGATGATAAGGTTTTTGTTTTTGTGGTATCATATTGGTAATTTTGCGTGTGATTCTTTTAAAAATCTTAAACCGACCGCCTCGGCTTTGATCTTTTCTTTTAATGGTGGTGTAATTAAACCTTTAACAGATTCTGGTTCTAAATGATTCTCTTGACAGAAATAAACTATAGCGTCTATATAACTTAAACCTTTTTCTATAACGATTGTTTCTACAGACGTTGCAAATTTCTTTTTAGTTAATATCATATACCGTATTCTTCCCGATACTGACTTCGTAAATCTTTCAACGGATCAATCCAATGTTTAGGTTCTTCTACAAACATTTGTGATTGTCCTGTTTCTTCTACGGCGACTATTGTTACAATTCGATTGATTGGTATATTATACATTTCTTCAAACATTTTTGCGTATGCTGTTTCTTGCATATAATATCCTTTTATCTGACTAGGTGTTTTTCTTTTTGTAGATGTTTTAAAATCTATAACTGATACTTCACCTGCGAACTCAGCAATACAATCTACACGACCTGCCATCTCTAATTCATTACTATACATTGAACCTTCCAACATATAGATATCTCCTAGTTTAGTTGTTAATTCTTTTGTCTGATTAAACATATACAAATCCATAGGAGTTGCTTCTTTTAATCTTTCTTCTGTAAGAATATTATTTAAGAAATCTTCTTGAAGGTGATGATATCTAGTTCCCCTAGTAGTTGCTCTTCTAGAAATCTTCTTGGCTTTTTCTTCACCAACAGCTTTCTTCCATTTCTTCAACCAAACCCTATTCATTAAACCTGTAACTGTTGTTACTGAAGGATAATGTTTACCTTCTGGAGTTTTATAATATCTTTTTCCGTTTATGTTTTCTGTTGGTAATGAAACGGCGTCATAACCTTCTAAATGATTAAACATCTTTGATCCCATGTTTCTTGGCCACTTTATCTGTAGCCACTTGTTTTGATGTTCTACGATTGAATTGCTTATCTACAGCACTACCTGGATGACCTTCTCCAACCTTTTGTAAAACTTCTTTAAATCCACCCAACTTACCAGTTCCTACTCGTGCCCCACTTACAATATTCGGAGCTGTGATTCTTTGTTCAATATGTGGGTGTGATTCTAAAAATTTTTCTTTCTTAGAAATAGACATAAGTTCTTCCCACTCTACACCAGTGTCGGGATTAAAAAATACATAAGTTGGCATCAGTCTTTAATCTCTATATCTTCAAATTCCATTTTACCATCTTTAATGGTAACCCACTTCTCACCTTCTTTAACTGAATAACCAGGTTGTGGTGGTCTTTTAAAAACTTTAGGTTTTGAATCTAGAACGTCAGGCCAATCTTCAATTTGGTTTTCAATAGCTTCTGTTGTTTCAGCTTCTTCACGCTCATATCTTAATTTTAATTCTGTAAGTAATTGTCTTTCTTTTTTTAATTCTTCAACTGTGCTATCTTTATCTTTAATTAATTCTGAAATTCTTTTATGTGCACTGTTTAATTGTCCTTGCAAGTCTCTTAAATTCTTTTGTAGTATTGCAATCTCAACTCCCCTTTCTGTTAAACGCTTAGACATTATTATTCCTCTTATCTAAAAATAATCGTATTACTTCTAATTCAGATTTTTTAAAATCTGACATTTCTTTTGGACCCCAGAGTGTTCCAAATCTAACACACTTACCTGCTGTATCACAATATAATATCCAATCTTCATCAGTCATTTGTGACTTATGTGTTTTACTTTCTGTTACTTTAAATATTTCTTGACCTAATTTTGTAAAAAACATTTCTTTTTCTGAAGGATCATAATATCCTCTTGGTTTACCTTGCTGATTATATTCAGTCTGTTTCATTTTCTTCCTTATTTGTAAATCTATTTGATGCATCGACAACATTAGTATTTAATTCATCCTGCATTTCATCAAGTCTATTTGAAAATTCTTCTTCCTCTTTACTCTCTAAAGGTTCAAATGGACTTTCTGCAAAACCTAATTTAACAACCAAATCATCATTTAATAATTCTGCTGCTATACTTCCTGTTGGAGAATGCATCATCAAATTATCTAAGCCTTCTCCATTCTTAAAGAATGTATCAATCATTAAAGCAAATTGAACTGCAGTCTTATAAACTTCTTGTTCTTGCCATTCCATATCACGAATAATAGTTTCTTCATCTTCACCAAATATAAGTTCTACTACTTTATTTGATCTCAATTTAATGACGGCATCGCCTTCATTAATCGTTGTCTGAAATGTCTTCTTCTTTCTCATTCTTTTTAAGTTTTCCAGGATTTACTTGTTCAACTTTTGCAATTCTTTTTTCATTTCTAATATGTCGCATGAATTTACCATAATCAGTATCATTAAAAAATTTATTTTCTCTTAAATATTGAAGCATAAAAACAGAACCCTCTTTCTCTCCTTTTTTCCAGGAAACATAAGTGGCTACTACGATTAATGTGATGTATGCTAGTCCAGTAAGGACATTAAATGTTGTTGTTGTCATTGTATATCATTATATAATAATTGTACCAGTGGTTTCAAGTTTTATCTGGTAATTTTTTGTAATCTATCAATTTGTGATTGTATGATGGCTTTTCTATTCGGCCAATAAATGTATTCTTTATCTTCATTCTTCATTAAGTTTTGTAGTAATGGTAGAATGAGTTTTTCGCAATCTATTAATCTATCTTTAAAGTCTAATTCTTTTTTTGAATCTATAGCTTGTAGATTGTCTTTGTGATCATCTAATTCCGTTAATGAGTTAGATATTAATTTAGTTAGTAAATCAACTTTACTGTCAAGCTCTTCTATTTGAGCTGAATTGGCTTGACCTGCTGAGGACTTTGCAACTGCCTTTAATTGATCAGCGACTTCTTTTCCAATACTAGCATCTTCACCAGTCTTAGTTTTTAATTCATCTTGATCTACAGCTGTAAACCCAAAATCATTAATGTCACTCATCTGTTATAACCCTCTTAACTATTTTAACACCTCGTCTTACAAGTTCATTTCTAATCTTTTGTTTGACTTTCGGTTTAGTGTTATCTTTGTTTAATTCTTCGAACAATTCTTTTTGTGATTTTGTTTTAATATAATGATGTACCAATGTACTAGTATTAGTCATTCTGTCATATTGATTTGATGATGGTCTTAGTTTTATTGGCATCTTAATTACTATTTATAAATTAAAGAAAGAGGGAAATTAATCCCTCTCACTATAAGCTTATTCGTCAGAGGAATCTTCAACACTTGGTTCTGGTTCAACTTGAGGAGTTTCAACCGCACCTGGTGCTTCTGCATCTCCTTGTTGCTCCTGAACTTCGGCTAAGAAGGTCTCTCTTAAACGACCAACTCCGGCTAATTCTTCACCTCTAAATGCACCTCGTTGTGAGCACACATCTATTACTGAAACAACACCCGCTAAGTCTTGAGCTGTCACTATCTTCACTTCCATTATATAATCCTCCCATATAATATTCTAGTAAAAATGTATTCAATTAATTTTGAATACTATATTATTATAACAAAGAATCTGGGTTTGTCAAGGCTTTTCTTTGACTCATCCGAATTATTCTTCTTCTCTGTTTCTGTCTTTTCCAAGTAGGCTGAAATCTTTTTTTCATTAAGATGGAAATCTAGATACAGTGGTTACTTTATCTGGAACATCAGTATCAGTTTTTTTCGTTAGAGGACCTAACTGTTCTATTGATACTTCTGCTATATAACCAGATTGGACTCCTGTTCCTTTCCATGTGGAAGTTCCAGAATCCCAAATAAAATCTATTTGTGTATTTAACATTGGATCATGTAATTGTAGAAACCCATAAGTAGGATCATAATGTCTCAATTCTCCTACTCTATTAGCACTACCTGTAGAATAAGAGATAGCTCTTTCCTCTACTGTTAATCCTAGTTTGTTATTTACATCAGCCATATAAGTATTTATTACTCAGCTTGAGTTTGTTTATTACTTATTGGTAACCAATCAGGAAAAACTTCAAGCATTAGAGCTCTTGTCATTCCCTTGTAGGGTAACTTCTTGCCTACAATAGACATAAGAAGTTCAGCTTCTGATTTATGAACTGCTCTAAGTATATTCAAATAAATATCTTCTCTCTTTGATTGAGGAGTATCAGGTCCACCTTTTACAAGATATCTGAACTGTCTGAAAGCTCTAATCAATCTATCGTCAGCTAAATCAACTGCTGGCACATCAGATAACTGTACACCTTCTGGTAATGGTCCGTCAGGTACCAACCATTCGATTGCAGGATGATATGCTCCTTTAATGATATGTTCCATATCTTCTCTATTCTTATATCGAGATAGAAACTCTACTTTGTCCTTTTTAACCTTTAGTTTAGATGCTTCCGAAAGAATTTCGGCGACACTTGCATCATTAGGCATAACTGGTAACGTCATAATTAAATCACCTTTAATATTATCATATTATTATTAACTCGACCAGTTACTTTACTGGCCTTAGAATTTATTTCATTCATAATCTTATTTAGTACAATTTTACCCCCGCTTAAAACTCGATCTAAGAAATGTGTTGTCTTAGCTCCTAGTTTCTTGACTTGAGATTTATCTTCATCAAAATTCTTTATTGTAGTTCCTGTAACATCTAATCCACCACGATCCGTCGCATGATAGTAACTCAGCTGATTTGTCTTTGCATTGAATAGATAGAGTATTTCTGCTCCTATAATCTTACTAGGTTCTATTGATGTGATCTTATTATCTACATCTTCTACTAAGAAACTAAGTTTAGATACTTTTTGTTGTGCTGAAATAACTTTAGCTTTTTTTACTTTTCTTACTGGCTTATGATTTTCAGCATATCGTTCTGAGTCTGTTTGTATTCTTTTCAAGAAATTAATGAAAGCTGTCTTTTCACTTTTAGTCATATGGTTATAACCTTCTCTTAATTGTTTAGATTTACCATATGTTGCTTCATGAACTTCATCTATTAAATCTTGATATTCTTCTGGTATCTTTTTTGCAACAGCTGCTGAAGCTTTATTGTCTGCTAGATACTTATACATATCGAATGGTTGTGTATCCCAAACATCAATAGCAAAATCAACTTCTGCTAAAAGTAATTGAACTTTGTTATTAATATTTTCTTGAACGGTTTTACGTTTTTTCTTAACAGTTGTTTCTGGATTTAATTCTTGACCAAGGTACATATTAAAAACCTTATGAGCTTTCTTATTCCACTTTCTTAATTCTGCATGAACATACTTCTGATAATATTCATTACCAGTTTCACCTTCTTCTGCTTGTTTTGGTGTAGGAAATGTTAATCCTTTTTCTAAACCAGTTACTATATAAGACAAACTATTTGGTACCATTAACTTCTTAAATTTATTCGCATTCTTATAACCAAACTTATTAGCATACTTTGTCAATACTTCCATTGAAGTTTTCTTATCCCACATATAATTATACCAGTTGAAGAAATCATGTATTGAATGATTTTCAAAATAATCTACATCAGGTTCTGGACCATAATGAATATCATCTAAAGTTTTTCGTTCAGCTCTAGTTTTTCTAGGTTTACTTTTAGTCTTTATTTTTTTTCTTGTTGCCATATAAATTTATTTATAAAAGATATGTTCTTCTATTTGTGTTGTTTTGTGTAATCCACTAGTCCAATAGGGTTCTACTTTAACACTATGGTAGTGTGTAGAGCCATCTGTAAGGTCCATAGGACGGTTTTCCAAGAAGTCTACAGCTAAGTTGAGTGATTCTTCATAAGAAAATCCCCATGTTTCCACAGGTTCATCTTTTAGTCCATCACAATACCAACTGAATTGACACGAATGTAAATCTATTCTACCACTTGGATAATATCTTGTTTGAGTTACTACTCCACATATAGTGTTAGGATACTTTGAACTTTCAACTCGATTAAGAGTTACTTGAGCTACAGCCAACTTCCCTTCTAGTGATTGATTTCGTGCTTCCCAATAAATGTTAGAAGCAAGACAATGATATGAATTTTCTAAATTGAAAGGTGGAAGTATTAATTCAAGCTCTTCAACTTCTTCTTTGAGCTCAATTACTTCTTCTTTAATTTCATTTACATCTTCTTTAACTTGACCTATATCTGTTATAATTGCCCATGTCATTACCATTAAAAAGGCTATGCCTCCAATAGTAAACGCTTTAATAAAATTTTTAATCATATCAATTCCTTTATATCTTGTAAATGTTTATTTACTTGTTCTGTTGTTAAATGACCGATTACATCAGCAGTTATTGCTGTGTCATAAACTATAATACCATGTAGTTCTACTGCCAATTCCCAAAGGCCTCGATATCCACCATAGCTTCCCTTATGACATATAACACTTGCACCGTATCCATTTGGAAACTTATATCTTTTTTGAATGCCTTCAAGATGTTCACCCATTTCAGTTCTGTATTCTTCAAAAGGATCGTGTTGATGCTTAAGCAACAGCCGGTGTGCTTTTGTCATTAACTTGTTATATTTCTTTTCTCTTTCTTCCCAAAGATTTAGATTTTGAATTTTCTGCTTTTTCATTTAGTATATATATTATAAAGGGAGAGAGAAGTCAGTACACTTAGGGAAATTTCACTTACTACAGTATATATCATTACGAAACCCAATTTACGAAATACCACTCGGGACTTCTCTCAAAACTTTTATCTATTAATCCATAGATACAATCCATAACAAAATAATCCAGCTGTAAAAAATACACCTGCAACTAATGCCATGTAATAAAATTGTTCAATCATTATTTTCCTTTACTTTCGTTAAACTTATTTTCTAGCCATTTCGGATATTCACGATAATATGCATTCATGCTTCTGAATTGAGGTCTTCCATCCAGATCACGTTCTTTACAATTTTCGTAATACATCTTACTCAGCCAATTTTTAAAATCTTCTTCCATTAAAACGGACCCCCTGTATTTACCATGACTTCTTTAAAAGTCCTTCTTGCTTTAGAAAACGCTTTAATCGGTTTCTTAAATTCTATATACTCATTTGTGCCTTCAATGATATAAGCTTTTAACGCTCCTGCATCATTGAGTATGTAAGTATGTGCTGGGACTTTAAAGTGATCTACTTTATCCCATTTTGTTGTTTCTTTTAAACCTTTAACCATTTATAATCTTGATCTTCCATCGGGTAAATTTTCGAACTCAGCCTTTGCTGCCTGTTCAGCTAATAGTGTAATTGTTTCTTCACTTAAATTACTTGCTGTCGTTGATATCATATCGTACCACTTGTCAAAGAGTGCTTCTGCTATTTGTTCATTAATTGGGTGACTCATATTAATATCCTCCTGTCCAATGTTCGTATTGTTCATTACAATCAGGATCTCCGCAACAACATAATCCGTCTTTTAACTCACGGACAATTCTGATGATGTCTGGGACACCTGTTTTATAAAACCCATCTCTGAAATTAGAGTTGTTGTTCCAACCGCTGTGGGGAACATAACCCATTATTTCTGTAAATTCTCTGACTGCTTCTAATTCGTCTTTAGTGGGTCGGTGATAAGGACTGAAATCTATGTGATGATCTTTACCATCACTGCCTGTAAAGTAGTGAAATCGTTTAGTACAATCATCTTCGTAATCGTCCCAATAGTGATATTTACCTAGTGTTAATGCTTCTGCTGCCATTATAATAGCCCTCCGTTTCTTTCGCCACCTGCACAGTATCCTGATAAATATTTTGGACCTGTCCAGTTGATCACATAATCGTGATCGAATATGTTGCCTCTTGGTTTGTTAAGAGCTGGTGCTCTCCAACCATTTGCTTTAAGAAGATCGCCTTCTTTGAAGTTTGGATTTCCAAGATTGATAAAACCCCACACCATTGTTTGGGTTCCTAATTTCTTGATTACTTTGAGATATTTGTTACCCGGAAGATACGCTATTGATTCTGCGAATTCTTTTTTCATTGTATCGTGTGTATTGCCTTTATTGTAATCTTCTATGATTCTCATTTCTAGTTCACCCAGAGCATTAAGAAATTCATCATCATATGAGAGTTCGTTTAGTTTAAATCCTTCCATTAGAACAACCTCATTTGTTTTCCGGGAAAATTCTTTTCCCTTGCATCTTTAAGCCAAGCATTGTATTCGGGTGTAGAAACAATATTTGTTCCTAACTCTCTGTCGTAGTGAACATCAAGTTCATCTGCTTCTTTATGAGTGATCCACCCATGTCCTTTGACATGCTTTAAATCTTCGACTGAAACTTTGTAGTGAGTACCGTAGGCATCTTCTACATAAATTGTTTTGGTCAATGGACCCGTTGCGTAATTGCTTTCGCCGTAATTTACTTTACCAACTTTTTCGATAATCGGAACAGCTGGTGTTGTGTAAAAACCATGATCAAGTTTTGGATTCTCGATGCACTCTGTTAAATTCTGTTTTATTTCGTGTGTTATATAATCTGTGTATATTCCCATTTTATTTTTCTCGCTTATTTTTCATCTTACATATACATTATACTAAAAGTGTACCCGCGGTGTCAAGTATAATTCCACTAATTCATTCTCTGTTTCCATAGCTTCTTGTTCCATGGTTTCGGTGTCAGTATCTTCACCTCGTAAGAACTGTTTAGCATGAACAATCTCATGAGCGATATTACGATAGAGTTCTTTACCCGTATAAGTGTTATCAATCTCAATGAGTATTTCATCGGTGTCACCTGTGCACCAACCTGCTGCTGATCCTTCTAGTTTGTTCTTGAAAATAACATCCACATCAATGGGTCGTTTCAATCGTCCATCAAAATAGTGATTGAAACAATCGTGAATGAATTGTTCGATTTGTTTATTTTTGTGACTACAAAATATTCGTATCATGAGTTGTATTATATAATAAGTGTACAGGCGGTTTCAACTAAATAGTATATATGTCTCGATTAACAAATCAAATGCATCAACAAAACGACTTCGAATCTTTCTGTACCAGAATGTGGCTTGATAATGAAGATGAGAATCTAACATTACCTGGAGCGGGTAATAGAATGACTCGGGACGAATACGTTGAACGATGGTACGAATGGTTATTAGAAAGATGGCAAGATAGAGACTTTAAAGAATATGATTAAATGGATTAGTATATTGATAGCATTGGTGTTTACAACAGATGTCTCTGCTGAACTAAACGACTGGACCAAGAAAGAACAACGTCTATACAACTCCTTCATAACTTTCCAAACTATGGACCTTATGCAAACGTATGCTCTAATCGAATGTCAAAAAACTAACCCTCGTTGTCCGTTCTATGAACAGAACCCTATCTTGGGTACTCACCCATCTAAAGGAGAAGCTATTGTATTCAAAGCTGCTGCCAACTACATGATCTTCAAAATACTGGATCAACCCAAATTTCATGGTAAACGTGAAAGAGTATTGAAAGGTCTTAATGTCGTGTCTATCTATCCAGTCATACATAATGAACAAGTAGGATTAGGATTCTATGTACCCATACTCCCTTACAAACAATTCAAAAAATGAATCTAGAATATATCTATCACTTCACTTGTGATAAATGTCAACTGTGGTGGAGTATTGCTTCTCAAGAAGAACTAAAAGAAAGAAGTTGGTATTGTCCATGGTGTGGTCATAAACAAGATGGATAGACTAATACTATTCTTAGCCTTCGTGACACCCGTATTCTGTATGGGTTTCATCTTCTTAGCTATGACACTAATACAGTATCTAGTATCATGAATAGGAAAGAAGTTACTTGGTTTCTCATACTCTTTAGTCTCATACTGTGTATGGCATTACTATTCAATCAAACTCTACAGGCGTAAAAAAACCCAGAAAAAAAATTTCTGGGTTCGTGATTTAAAAGCTACGCTACTTTCTTCTGAGCTTTAAGCTTATCAGATCCTTCCTTAATCCAATCGGCTAAAGACATTCTCATATGGAAACCATTGATCATTCCATTACAAACGATTTCAACACCATATCCATCAAACACTAGTTTATAGTATTTAGGACCATCAATAAGATCATAGACTGATCCATCATCATTTTTCATTCCAGAGAACCAGTATGAGTTATACTGATTACTAACGGGAGTTAAAACACAACCAACAACATCTACAAAGAACGCAGCCACTTTATTAGGATCAAGTTTTCCTGTTTTACTTAATCCGATTTTTTCTGAATATTTCATTTTTACCTCTTATTCAAATTATTTAACATACAAGTATTATAAACAATTAGTGTATGCGGTTACAATAGGGTAGAGTACTGTAAACGACAAACCC